CCTGTATATAATTACGTTACCTGACTGACTATAATACATAGTGTTCTGCTCAAGATATCACCAATTTTCATGTACCCCCCTATGTTATTGCATTTTGCTAGCTATGTTTACCAAATAGACCCCCCCCTGTTTTATATAAAGCCCTAGGAGTCCCATACCCCCATATTATTTTTTTCAAATTTAGGGTTGCTTTTTATGTGAAGGGGGTGCAATATGTTAAAATCTTGTAGTTTCTATACCCAGTACATACCATATATTTAGTATTCACTTAATAAGTGCCTACCTTGTATGTACTTAATAAGTTTTTAATTTAAGAGGTATCTACTTATTAGGTATATACTACATACTATGCAAGAATTAATTGGGTTGTTCTTTAATGTTTGTGTTTACATTCTTCAAGTTATTGGAAATGTAACAGGAATGGGTTATGAATTAGCTAACATAGTTATATTCGTAATACTGCAACCAATTTTAATTCTGCTTTTCTTTGTTTTATGGAGAAGAGAACGAAAGAAACATGAACAAAAATGTATTAAGTAAAGTAAAGAACCTATCTGCTACTCAAAAACAAGAACTACTTTCTTTATTGCAAGAACTAGAAGACGCAAAAAGTAGAGAGAAATGCCACGAGGACTTTATGACCTTTGTTGGGGAGATGTGGTCAGCTTTTATACACGGAAAGCATCACGAGATAATGGCTGATGCGTTTGAGAGAGTCGCTAAGGGCGATTTAAAGCGTTTGATTATCAATATGCCCCCCAGACACACCAAGAGTGAGTTCGCTTCGTACCTATTGCCTGCATGGTTTCTAGGTAAGTACCCAGATAAGAAGATCATCCAAACGGCTCACACCGCAGAATTGGCGGTTGGCTTTGGTAGAAAGGTCAGGAACTTAGTCAATAGTTCAGATTACAAAGCTGTGTTTCCTGATGTCAGTTTGCAATCAGACAGTAAGGCTGCTGGTCGTTGGAACACAAACCAAGGCGGAGATTACTTTGCGATTGGTGTCGGTGGTGCGGTTACGGGTAAAGGTGCTGACCTATTAATTATTGATGACCCTCATTCAGAACAAGAAGGTGCTAGTGCGGACATGAATGTCTTCAATCGTACCTACGAGTGGTACACATCTGGTCCAAGACAGCGTTTACAGCCCAATGGTGCAATCGTTATGGTGATGACAAGGTGGCACAATAAAGATTTAACAGGTCAAGTTGTTGACGCAAGTATAAAGCGTGGCGGTGCAGACCAATGGGAAGTCATAGAACTTCCTGCGATCATGCCTTCTGGAAATCCTTTATGGGGTGAATTCTGGAAGATGGAAGAATTACAAGCATTGAAAGCGGAGCTACCCAACAGTAAATGGATGGCTCAGTACCAACAAGACCCCACTTCAGAAGAAGGAGCGATTGTTAAAAGAGAGTGGTGGAAAGTATGGGAAGGTAGAGAACCACCTGAATGTGAATTTGTTATTCAAAGTTGGGACACGGCTTATATGAAGAATCAAAGGGCTGACTATTCTGCATGTACCACATGGGGAGTTTTCTACAAAGAAGATGACGAAGGAATGATAGCTCCTAACCTTATACTCTTAGATGCCTATAAAGAGCGTTTAGAGTTCCCTGACTTAAAGAAAATGGCTTTCGAGAAGTATAACGCCTATAAGCCTGATGCGTTCATTGTAGAAGCAAAAGCTGCTGGCTTGCCTTTAATCTTTGAATTAAGAGCAATAGGAATACCAGTACAAGAATACACACCCAGTAGAGGTAACGACAAAATATCAAGAGTAAATGCAGTATCTGATTTGTTTGCTTCAGGAGTTGTATATGCTCCTGCAACTAGATGGGCTGAAGAAGTAGTTGAAGAATTTGCTGGATTCCCTAATATGGAACATGACGATTTAGTTGATAGCACTACGCAAGCTCTGTTAAGATTCAGACAAGGTGGTTTTATTCCCTTGCACTCAGACGAAGAAGATGAGCCTTTGGAACATAACCGAACTGCAAATTATTATTAGGATATTAAATGGCAATAGAAAGACAACCAGCTACACCTATAGACGGAACAGTAGAACAAGAGACTGAAGAAGAACTCACTATAGAAATAGAAAATCCTGAATCAGTTGCTATAGATACTGATGATGGTGGCATGATTATTGATTTTAATCCTAATGCTACAGAAGTAGGAGATGAAGAGTTTGATTCTAATCTTGCAGATTTTATAGATGACAAAGTTTTACAACAATTAGGTGGAGAATTAGTAAGTTCTTACAACGGTGATAAAGAATCAAGATCAGATTGGGAAGAAACTTACACTAAAGGTTTAGATCAATTAGGTTTAAAGATAGAAGAAAGAACGCAGCCTTGGGCAGGTGCATGTGGCGTATTCCATCCTATGTTAAGCGAGGCTGTAATACGATTCCAATCCCAATCCATCACAGAGATGTTTCCTGCTCAAGGACCTGTAAGAACTAAGATAGTTGGCAAAGTAACAGAAGAAAAAGAAAAACAATCCCAACGAGTAGAAGATTACTTAAACTATTTACTGACACATGAAATGTCAGAGTACAGAACAGAAACAGAAAAGATGTTATTTTCTTTACCTTTGGCAGGTTCTGCTTTTCGTAAAGTTTATTTTGATCCTAGCTTAGATAGACCCAGTTCTATATTTGTACCAGCAGAAGACGTTGTAGTTAATTATGGTGCAAGTGATTTAGAAACTTGTGAACGTGCTACTCATGTAATGCGTAAGTCTTCTAATATTATTAGAAAAATGCAAGTCAATGGATTTTATAGAGACATAGAAATACCAGATGGTTCGCAAAGCACTTCTGATATTACAAAGAAATACAACGATATAACAGGCGAGTCTGATACTTATAACTACGATAAAAGTCATACAGTATTAGAAATGCAAGTAGATTTAGATTTAGAAGGGTATGAAGATACTGATGAATCAGGTGAGACAACAGGTATAGCTATACCTTACGTTGTAACGATTGATTTCCCAAGTGGAATTATACTGAGTATTCGTAGAAACTATTACGAAGATGATCCTAAGAAAATTAGAAGAATGCACTTTGTACACTATCAATATCTTCCAGGATTAGGATTTTATGGTTTTGGTTTAATACACATGGTTGGTGGATTAGCTAAATCAGCTACTTCCATACTAAGACAACTGGTAGATGCAGGTACTTTATCTAATCTTCCTGGTGGTTTAAAAGCAAGAGGCTTGCGTATAAAAGGCGATGATACCCCAATCATGCCTGGAGAGTTTAGGGATGTTGATGTTCCAGGTGGAGCTATAAGAGACAACATTACTTTCTTACCATACAAAGAACCATCAGGAACTTTATATCAATTACTACAAAATATAGTAGAAGAAGGCAGGCGTTTTGCTAGCATATCTGATATGAAGGTATCTGACATGAACAGTCAAGCACCTGTAGGAACTACACTGGCTTTGTTAGAAAGAAATCAAAAAGTAATGAGTGCTGTACAAGCAAGGCTACACGCATCCATGAGAAAAGAATTTAATATATTGGTAGGCATTGTTAAAGACTTTACTGAACCTGAATATCCATATGAAACAGATGAAAAAGAATCTATTAAAACAGAAGACTTTGATAACAGAGTAGACGTATTACCTGTATCTGATCCTAATGCAGCAACAATGGCTCAAAGGATTATGCAATACCAAGCTGCAATGCAGTTGGCACAAACATCTCCTGAGATGTATAACTTACCAGAACTACACAGACAAATGCTTAATGTATTGGGCATAGAAGATGTACAAGATATTATTCCTGATACAGATAATGTACAACCAGTTGATCCAGTTACTGCGGTACAAAATTTAATTAACGGAAAACCTGTACAGGCATTTATAGAACAAGATCACGAAGCCCATATAGCCGTTGTTACATCTGCTCAACAAGACCCACAAATGCAACAACTTATAGGTCAAAGTCCTAATGCACCTTCAATCCTTGCTGCTGGCTCTGCTTATGTCAATGAACACTTAACTATGAAATATAGAAAAGAAATTGAACGTGAAATGGGAGTTGAGTTACCACCAGAAGGTGAAGTGTTACCAGCAGATGTAGAAAAACGTATATCTAGTCTTGTAGCAGAAGCTGCTAAAAGACTTCTTGGAACTTCACAGTATCAAGCTGAACAAGAAAGAATACAAGAACAACAAAAAGACCCATTAATAATAGCTAAAGAAAGAGAGATGGCTGTTAAAGAAGGTGATCTACAGCGTAAGATAGAAGAAGATAAATCTAGATTACAATTAGATGCAGCTAAAGCAGCTAACAGAGATGAAATAGAAAAACAAAGAATTAAATCTCAAAATGAAATTTCTGGAATAAAAATAGGACAGCAAGTTGCTAGCGATTTGCAAGACCAAGAAACAGAAAATAAAAAACAAGAAAGAGAAGATTATAAATTAGGACTTGACATTGGTATGAATTTGACGAAAGATATCAATAAGAATGAATAATGATATCATAGAGCTATCACTTTCAGAACATATGAAACTGAAGCTGCGTGGTATGATGAATGAACATGCTGACCATATGAGTACAGGAGCTTGTAAAGATTTCTCCGAGTATCAAAAAATGGCTGGTATTGTCGAGGGTTTAGCCCTTGCAGAGAGAGAACTTTTGGATTATGTTCAAAGGAACTTAGAAAAATAGGAACTCGACTCCTCAAGTCGTGCAAAATATGAGTAAAGAAAAAGCAATAAAAATGCCTGAAAGTGTTAAGACTCCAATAGTAGATGAAGAAGTTAAAAGTCAGTTGCCTGAACCTAAAGGCTGGAAGATTTTAATAGCAATGCCTACTGCTGAAGAAAAAACTGAAGGCGGTATAATTAAAGCATCCACAACAGTTAAAGATGAAGAAGTAAGCAATATTTGCGGATTTGTTTTAAAACTAGGACCAGAGTGTTACAACGATACTAAAAGATTTCCTAGTGGAAATTGGTGTAAAGCTGGAGATTGGGTGATATTTAGAGCTTATTCAGGTACTCGCATGAAAATGTACGGACAAGAGTTTCGCTTAATTAATGACGATACTGTGGAAGCAGTAGTAGACGATCCAACAGGAGTAGTTAGAGCATGAACGAATCAAGTACAGAAATAATAAACGAAGAACCTATTATGAATCAAAATACATCTGAAGAAGATAAGTTTTTTGGTAAAACAACAGAAATAAACAATGAAATTCCAGAAGGATTAGAAGTTCAAATAATTAACGATACTCCTGAAGAAGATCGTAGACCAAAAAAAGCAGAAGACGCATCACCTGAAGTAGATGATGAAGCTGTAGATAAAGAAATATCTGATTACAGCAAAAAAGCTGGTGATCGTATTGCAAAAATAAAATACGAGTATCACGAAGAACGCAGAGCTAAAGAAGCTGCTTCTAGAGAATCAAAAGAAGCGGTGTCAAGATTACAAACTTTAATGTCTGAAAACCAAAGATTACAAACTATGGTTGAACAAGGCGGTGAAGTTTTAAATAAACAAGCACATAACAATGCTTTATGGGCAAAACAAAATGCTCAAGTTGAATTTAAAAAAGCTTATGAAGAAGGTGATGCAGATGCAATGAGTAAAGCTCAAGAATCTTTATCTAAAGCAACTTTAGCAGAACAACAATCAGGAAACATGGCACAAAGTGTACAAAATCAAATTGTACAGAATATGCCTCAACAAGTACCTGTTGCACAACAACCACAAATTGATCCAGAAATGCAAATATGGGCACAAAAAAATCCTTGGTTTATGGGAAGTGAGCCTGTTCATAAAGAAATGACTTCTTATGCTATGTACTTAGATCAAAGCTTACAAGCTAAAGGTGTAGACCCAGCTAGTAAATCACAAGAATATTACAGTGAAGTTGATAATGCTATGAAGCAACAATTTCCAACTTTTTTCGGTGTAACTTCTACAAATGAAACAGAAATGGTTCATGGAGAAACACCAAAACGACAACCTTCAACAGTTGTTGCATCCGCAACGAGGGATAGCGGAAACAAAAAACCCACGCAAATCCGTCTTACTCAGACACAAGTTAAGCTAGCTCGCCAACTTGGTATAAGTCCTGAGCAATACGCAAATCAATTATTAAGGGAGAGTTAAATGTCAGAAGAAAATAAAACTATTAATGAGGAAGTTTCAACTGATACTCCTGTAGACCAAGAGCGTACTCCTAGAGAGACAGATAGCCGAGAGGCTACTCAGCACACACAAAGCTGGGAAAATTCTGCTAATTTACCAACACCTAACCCACAAGAAGGCTGGGTATATAGGTACATCAGAACAGCCTTATTAGGTCAATCTGATAATCCTAATGTATCAAGACGTTTTCGTGAAGGGTGGATTCCATGTGAACTACAAGATCATCCAGAACTTCAAATACACATGATGGACCACGGATCAGAATGGGCAAAAAAAGGAAATGTAGAAATTGGCGGACAATTATTATGTAAAATGCCTGCGGAAAAAGCGAAAGCAAGAGATAAGCACTTTGAAGAACTTGCTAAGTCTCAATTAGATTCTGTAGACAATGTTTACTTTAAAGATCAAGATAATCGAATGGCGACCAAACAAGTGTTTGAGCGTAAATCGAGAACTTCTTTTGGTAAAGATTCTTAGGAATCTTTAATAATTAATTAAATTTTAAGGAGACAATTATGTCAACAACAGCAGCTCCATACGGAGCTAGACCTATTGGTACAGTCGTTGGAAGTCCTTATCAAGGTAAAGTAACACATTACAAAATTAAAAATGCGTATGCTACAAGCATATTCTATGGAGATTTTATAAAATGGGGTGACGATAATCCTAATACTACTGTCCAAAAAGACACTGGTACTACGGCTTGTACACCTATTGGTGTTTTCCTTGGTTGTGCTTATACTGATCCTACTACAGGTCAATTCACACCAAATCAATATTTCCCAGCTTCAATCGCTGCGGATGATATTGTAGCGTATGTTGCTACCGATCCTTTTGTAATAATGCAAATGCAAGGCGATGAAACTCTAGGTCAAGACGACTTAGGTAAAAATTTCGCAGTCGTGCAAACAGCAGGAACTACAACTATTGGTAACAGCAAAAACTCAGTAGACGGGAGTACAGCAGCAACTACCGCCACACTACCACTAAAGCTCATCGACTTTGTTGATGGACCTGATAGTGCAGTTGGCGATACTTACACTGATGTACTAGTTATGTTTAACGTAGGGCATCAAATGCTCAACACAACAGGTATTGGTTAAGGAGTAAATTATGGCAGCTATATCAAGAGCAAATGAGCTAAAACAACTTCTACCAGGACTTAATGCCCTGTTTGGAGAAGAATACGCTAATTACGAAAACGAGCATGAAGAAATTTATGTTTCAGAAAATTCCGAAAGATCATTTGAGGAAGAACTGAAACTATCTGGCTTCGGTGCAGCACCAGTAAAAGATGAAGGATCGACTATCAGTTATGATACCGCTCAAGAATCTTTTGTGGCTCGTTACACACACGAAACAATAGCTATGGGCTATTCAATCACAGAAGAAGCAATGGAGGATAACCTCTACGTTTCTCTCTCTGGTAGATATACCAAAGCGTTAGCTCGTGCAATGTCTTACACAAAACAAGTTAAAGGAGCGTACCCACTTAATAATGGGTTTAGCACTACTTTTTCTTCAGGTGATGGTGTCGCTTTATTTAGCACAGCTCACCCACTTGTAAGTGGTGGAACTAACAGCAATAGACCTTCTGCAGGTGCTGACTTGAATGAAACATCTCTAGAAGATGCAATCATTCAAATCGGAAAATACACCGATGAAAGAGGTCTTAAAATTGCAGCTAGAGCAAGAAAACTAATAGTACCATCTGATCTTCAGTTTGTTGCTACTAGATTATTGCAAAGTGACTACAAAGTTGGTTCTGCTGACAATGATGTCAATGCGATCAAAACTAATGGAGTGATTCCAGAAGGTTATTCAGTTAATCATTATTTAACTGATACTAATGCTTTCTTTATCACTACTGATGTACCTGATGGCATGAAACATTTCGTCAGAAGTCCTATGACAACTGCAATGGATGGTGACTTTGAAACTGGTAATGTTAGATACAAAGCTAGAGAAAGATATTCTTTTGGAGTATCTGATCCACTAGGTATCTTTGGTTCACCAGGTAGTTCGTAAGAACTTAAATGGAAGGGGTGACTATGTTGCCCCTTTTTTTTCTAGGGATTTTATTAATTTCTATCGACTGCCCTAGCAGACTTTGCCAAGACGATAGATTAATTAAGGAGACTTAATAATGGCTAATACAACTTTTAATGGACCAGTAAGGTCCGAAAATGGTTTTGAACAGATTTCAATAGCTTCTTCAACAGGTACAGTAACCACAAATTTTGATATTGATTCAAGTGGTAACATTACTGATGTAGGATCAATTACATCTGATGGTGCTATTTCTACTACAAGCACTATTGTAGGTAGAAAAGTAATTGATACAACTTTTAATGCAGCAGGAGCAGCATCAGATACTTTAACAGCAGCTCAGTCAGGAACTTTGTTTTTGATTAATGGTGCAGCAGCTAATGTAATTACTTTACCTGCTCTGTCTACAGGGAATGTAGGCGTAACGTATGACTTTCAACTTACAGTAGCTGTTGGCGGAAGCGTAACAACTACATTTGTACTACCAGGTAGTGCAGTATCTAATTTCCAAGGCATGTTGTCACTTGTAGCAGGAACAGCAGCTAACGCAGTAAGTGATGTAGCGGGAGATACTTTAACATTAGTAGCAGCAACAGTTCTAAATGCTAGAGTTTCTATGACATGCGTTGTGGATGATGGAACTAACTCAACTTGGATAGCAACTGCTCTGTCAACTCCAATAGCTACAATAGCTTAATAGGAGTAAATTATGTCAGGAAGATCAGATGTTAAAGCAGTAACAATAACTGCTGATACAGTAGCCTTAGATGCCGATGGAATCTCAGTAGCAGCAGCAGTTGGTGATAGTGCAGCCCTAGTAATAGGTGGTGCGTTAGCTAGTGGTGGTTCTGTTACACTCAGTCACGGAAGGATAGTAACTATTCTTTCTGCTGGGAATGATTCTGGCATATCGTTTACTGTAGTTGGTACAGATGTTGATGGAGATTCCCAAACAGAGTCGATTACAGGTGCTAATGCAGGAACAGCTACTGGAGCTGTCTACTTTTTAACTATTGCTTCAATAACTGCTGTGGGCGACCCAGCAGGTAATGTTAGTGCAGGAGTTAATGCTTCAGCAGCAGATGTTATATTTGCTGGCAGAGCAAGGTTAAAAGGTATTTATTTAACAAGTACAGCAACAGCAGGAACAACTAATTTTTTAGAAAACTCTCCAACAGGAACAAGTCTTTTTAAATTAAGTTCAGTTGCTAGTGCTACTGCGACACGAGATGTAGTAATACCAGATGAAGGTGTAGTATTTATTGATGGAATTTATATTCAATATACTGTATCAACATTTTTAACAATGACAGTCTTTCACGCTTAGGAGCAATTATGGCTAAACAATATGTAATTTCGGAAACTGGTGAATTTCCAGCACAATATAAAGTTCTTAAATTAGACGAAGATGGGATATATAGACCTGTATTTGGTCCAGACCCTGATTTAGAAGACGCAGAACGTAAATGTGGTGAAATGAATGGTGATAGATCAAGAAACGATAAAGGACAACTTATCGGTGATGACTTGTCTACACCAGATGTTAATGAAGCTTATGTTGGAGGTAAAAAACCAACTAAGAAGAAAGCACCAGCTAAGAAAACAACTAAGAAAACTACTTCTAAGAAGAAGTAATAATGACTATATTTATAATACTTTGGTAAAACGAAGTATTATAGATATTAATTTTAAATAATGGAGGGCAACATGCCAAAGAAAGAATCGGGAATGTGGAGAAATAAGAATGCTCCTATGAGTAAAAATTATCGCCAAGGCGGTAGTACCTATATGGGTGGTGGAATGACACCAGCAGAAAAAGCTTCTATTATGAGAGGCGGTAAATTATCTGGAATTGCAGAAATACAAGAAGGTCTAGGACAAGTAAGACCTGGAATGAAAAAAGGAGGAACTTTTAGAGACTATAAAGTTTCTGCTGTTGATGGAAAACCTAAACGTATTACTAGAAAAACACCACAAGAATCTAAGGTTCGTAAAAAACCTGGAATGTTTGGTGGTGGTATGTCATCAAGGAAGAATATGACAAAAAGTGAAAGGCTAAAATATCAAAAAGATGGGATTCCTCTTCAAACATTAGGAAAACCATATGAAGGTAAGGTTCGTAAAAAACCTGGAATGGCTAAAGGTGGAAAAACTAAATAATTAATAAATAAATATTATTTATGTCTAGAAGTTTAAAAGATTCCAGACTTAAAAATGCTGGTGTAAGTGGTTATAATAAACCTAAACGTACACCTAATCATCCTAAAAAGTCACATGTAGTTGTTGCCAAAGAAGGTAGCAAGACTAAAACTATACGTTTTGGAGAACAAGGTGCATCTACAGCAGGTAAACCTAAAGCAGGTGAATCAGCTAAAATGAAAGCAAAACGTAAATCTTTTAAAGCTAGACATGGTAGAAATATTAAAAAAGGTAAAATGTCAGCAGCTTACTGGGCAGATAAAGTAAAATGGTAATAACATCAACATATTGGATAGCAATGACTGGAACAGATTTAAATAAAAAATTTAAAACTAAAAAAGTAAAAACAACTAAATCTGGTATTACTATAACTAGAATTAAAAAGGAAAAATAATGGCTACAAGTGGAACTACTACATTTAACTTAGACATAAGCGATATTATGGAAGAAGCTTATGATCTTTGTGGATTAGAGTTGCGTTCAGGATATAGTTATCGTGGTGCAAAAAGAGCATTAAATTTAGTTTTTTTAGAATGGCAAAATAAAGGATTAAATCTTTGGACAATAGAACAAGGAAGTGCAACTTTAACAGCAGGAACAAGTAGTTATACTATAGATGCTAGTGCTTTAGATGTTGTTGATGTTTTTATTAGAACTAATGTTGGTAATACTTCTAATCAATTTGATCAAAGATTAAATCGTATATCAAGAACCGAATACAATCATCAATCAAATAAATTAACACAATCAAAACCTACACAGTTTTATGTAGATAAAGATAATGATTCTGTAAAAATAATTTTATGGTCAACTCCTGATTCTCAAGAAACATATACATTAATATATGACTATGTAAAAAAAATAGAAGATGTGGGTATTGTGGCTAGTAATGAAGCTGACGTTCCTACAAGATATCTTCCATGTCTAACTTATGCCTTAGCCTACAATATAGCTTGTAAATCACCAGAAGCTCAACAAAGAGTTCCTATGATACGACAACGCTACATGGAATTATGGGAAGAAGTAAGTGAAGCAGACAGAGAAAAAGCATCCATAAGATTTGTTCCTGATTTAACAATGAGTGGTTATTAATGGCATATGCAAGAGCGAGTAAAGCTCTAGGGCAATGTGATCGTTGTGCGTTTAGTTATAAGTTGAACGAATTACAATATGAAATATACGATGGTGTAAGAAATGGGTTGCGTGTTTGCAGAGAATGTTTAGATGAAGACCAGCCTCAATTAAAACTAGGTGAATTAAATGTGGTTGATCCACAAAATTTATATAATCCTAGAATAGATACAGGAGAAAAAGACTCAACTAGTTATTATTCATTTGATCCTATTGGAGGTGGAGTAACAGAATTTGGTTCTTCAACAATGGGTTTAGATATTAAAGGTGAAATTGGTAAACTAACAGTGAGTACAGAATGAGTTGGACATTTACAACATTAAAATCAGCTATAGAAGATTATACGCAAAATACTGAAACATCATTTGTTTCTAATTTACCTACTTTTATTGTTCAAGCAGAAGACAGAATAATAAAATCTGTTGAGTTACCTAATTTTAGAAAAAATGTTACTGGAACATTTACTGCTAGTAATCAATATTTATCAACTCCTAGCGACTATTTATACCCTTATTCCTTGGCTGTGTTAGATGATGATAGTAATTATAGTTATCTTTTAAATACTGATGTAAGTTTTATGAGAGAAGCTTATCCTCTTGTTTCTACTACAGGTACACCAAAACATTATGCACAATTTGATGACACTACTTTTATAGTTGGTCCTACACCAAACTCAAATTTTACAACAGAATTACATTATTTTTATATACCTCAATCTATTACTGAATCTTCTGATGGAACAACTTGGCTAGGAACAAATGCTTCAGAAGTATTGCTTTATGCTAGCTTATTAGAAGCGTATACTTTTATGAAAGGTGAACCTGACTTAATGATGAATTATGAAAAAAGATTTCAAGAAGCTTTACAAAGATTAACATTAGAATCAGATGGTTATAATCGTAAAGACGCATATAGGGATGGGCAAAGAAAAATAAATGTCTAATGACCCTATTAAAGAACTAGAAGGCAAAAATATTGCAATAGTTGCTATGGGTCAAAGTCAATTAGATTTTCATCTTTCTCAAACACACAGCGTAAAATTTGATGAAATTTGGGCTATAAACGCAATGATTGGAGTTTTGCCTAATATTGATAGGGCTTTTATTTTAGACCCAATGAGTAGATTTTTAGATACAGAAAATGCAGGCTCAATGACATCTATGATGAAAAAAACTTTGCCTGAATGTAAATTTCCTATTTATACATGCGAGTTAGATAATAGAGTTCCTTCTGCAATAGAATATCCAATAGAGTCTGTTGTAAATAGCACAGGTTGTTCATATTTTAACAATACTATTCCTTATGCAATAGCTTTTGCTTTGTGGAATAAAGTTAACAAACTATGTATTTTTGGAGTTGATTATACATATAAAACAAATATGCACTTTGCAGAATCAGGAAGAGGATGTGTAGAGTTTTGGTTATCTAAATGTATTGATGCAAGTATTCAAATAGAAATAGCTCCACGTTCAAGTTTATTAGATACAGATATAGATTTTAAAGAAAAACTATACGGCTATCACAGATTAAATGATCCAAAAATTACATACCAAAATGGTTCTGGGATAAAAGTTTGTAACCTTTCTGAAATGCAGTTACAAGAAGAATCTAAACCTGTTGGCATAATAGGAAGAAAAGATTTAAACTTATCTGAACCAGTTGAACCAAAAAAATATTAATGGAAACAGAAGAATTTAAAATTTCTATAGGAGACTTAGGGGTGCAGACGACTTCTAATAGAGGTCATACTGCAGAAGAAGTAGCTGAAATGGCTACTAATAAATTAATTTCTATAAGTGATACTGCTCCTATAGAAATAAAATCACAAGCTCATGCTTTCAGAGCAAGAACTAAAATGGTTGTTGCACATTACATACAAGAAGGAATAAAAAACCATACTTGTACTATATGCAACGAATTAGAAAAACAAGGTCATAAAGACCTAGCAAATATAATAAGGAGACTTTAATGGCGATAACACAAGCAATGGCAACGAGTTTTAAAAAAGAACTTTTAGAAGCTAAACATAACTTTTTACTTTCTGGAGGTAATGATTTTAAATTAGCTTTGTATACTTCAAGTGCAACTATGTCAGCAGCAACAACTGCTTATACGACTACTAATGAAGCAAGTGGAACAAACTACACTGCAAAAGGCTCTAGTTTAACTAGAGTTAATCCAGCTACTTCAGGAACAACTGCATTTACAGATTTTGCTGATTTAACATTTGGAACGGCAACTATAACTGCTAGGGGCTGTATGATCTTTAATGACACCGCTTCAGGTGATCCAGCAGTAGCTGTATTTGACTTTGGTGGAGATAAAACATCAACAGCAGGTTCATTTACTATTACGTTTCCAACTGCTGACGCATCAAACGCTGTTATTAGAATAGCATAGGAGTTTAAGTGGCAACTGGTTGGGGTCGCAGTACATGGGGTGATGGACCTTTCGGTGCAACCGCAGTATCTGTTGCTGTCACAGGATTAGCTGGAACAGCAGCATTAGGAACTGAAACTGTAACTGGTGACTGTAATTTAACAGAAACAGGTTTAGCAGGAACAGGTGCAGTTGGTACTATAATAGCTGCTGGATTTGCAATAACTGGTGTTTCAGGTAGTGCATCTACTGTAGCTTTAGGTGATGAAACAGTAACTTGTGATGCAAATGTGTACCCTACAAACGTAGTTGGTACAACAGCATTAGGAACTTTAGGATTAGTAACCAATAATATTATTTCAATTACTGGTTTAGCTGGAACATCTGCATTAGGTACAGAAACAGTACAAGCAGATTCAAATACTTTATTAGAAAATGTTTCAGCTACAGGACAAATAACAAATTTATTAGTTTGGAGTTTAATAGATGATTCACAAACACCTAATTATTCAACGATTTCTACAACACAATCTCCTAACTGGAGTGAAGTTGCTTAATAATATATAATTTTTACACGAGGAAAATAAATGGCTAGTACATATGTAAACAACCTAAGACTCAACGAAATGGCTACTGGTGACGGTAGTGGAACGTGGGGCACAACAACAAATACGAATTTAGAATTAATCGGGCAAGCTTTAGGCTATGGCACCAGAGCCATCGCTAACGCGTCAACCGATAACATCACTATTGCAGACGGAGCTTCCGATTCCGACAGAGCAATGTACCTTAAACTTACTGGCGGTGGTCAAGCATGTACTGTAAGTCTATTACCAAACACCGCATCCAAAGTATGGATGTTGGAAAACGCCACTTCATACACACTAACTTTTACGCAAGGTAGTGGGGCTAACGTAGCAATACTGGCTGGGGAAACAAAAATTATAGCCACTGACGGAGCTGGCTCTGGTGCTGTAGTTTATGACGTATTAACCGATACAAACTTAGCAGGAACAACTAAAGTTGATGACCTTACAGTTGGCGATGATTTAGTGGTAGGCGGAGATATAGACTTAGAGGGTGCTATTGATGTTAATGGAACAGCTAACCTAGATGTCGTAGACATTGATGGTGCTGTAAATATGGCAACTACTGCCCTTGTTACTGGCGTTCTTACTACAACAGCAGCTACAGTTTTTAATGGTGGGTTTGCTAGTAATGCTGACTCCACTATGGGTACTGATAAAAAAGTACAATTTCGTGATGCTGCAATTTATATAAATTCTAGTGCTGATGGGCAACTTGATCTTGTTGCAGATACAGAAATTCAGATAGCCGCAACTACTATTGACATTAACGGAGCAATCAACGCTAGTGGCGAAATTATTGCAGCTTCGTTAGATATTTCAGGCAACGCAGACATTGATGGTGTTTTAGAAACAGACAATTTAACAGTCGGTGGAGCACAAGGAACTGATGGACAAGTTTTAACTTCAACAGGAAGTGGTGTAGGTTGGGAAGATGCAGCTGGTGGAGTAACATTCAAACAAGCTGGAACTAACTTTGCTAATTCTCTAATGGTTGGTGATGACAGCACAGGAACATTAAGTTCCGCATCAGCAAATACTGCTGTAGGAATAGATGTTTTTGCAGCCTTAACATCTGGTGATAATAACACAGCAATCGGTTTTTCTGGTTTAAAAGCAACTACTTCGGGAACAGGTAATACTGCTGTAGGCAAAGATGCTTTAGTTGCTAACACGACAGCAGACAACAATACAGCCATTGGTTTACAAGCTGCTGATGCCAACACAACAGGAGCTAATTTAGTAGCGATTGGTGCGGGTGCATTAAGTGCTAACACGACAGCAGACGATAACGTGGGAGTGGGTAAAAATGCTTTAACTCTTACAACAGAAGGGTCTTACAACGTAGGAGTCGGTACTAATGTGTTAGATGCCAACACGACTGGTGCTTCTAATACGGCTGTGGGTGGTGCTGCTCTTGGAGCAAACACCACAGCGTCAAACAACACAGCAGTGGGTAATAGTGCTTTAGCAGCAAATACTACAGGAACTGAGAACACCGCAGTTGGTAAAGGTGCTGCTGACGCTACTACAACTGGAAGCTACAACGTGGCAATGGGTAATGATGCTTTAGGAACAAGTACCACTGGAGCAGAATGTACGGCTCTTGGTTATAGAGCGTTGTTTGCGAACACATCGGGTGTAAAAAATGTTTCGGTGGGTTCTTCGTCTTTAGATGAGTGTACTACAGGAGATTTTAACACAGCCGTTGGTACTTCAGCTTTAACATCAGTTACAACATCAGACAGTAACACAGGAGTAGGCAACAGTGCAGGACAAGAAATTACCACGGGTGCTTCAAACACAGCAGTAGGTGCAAGTGCTTCACCTGCTCTCACCACAGGAGCAGAAAATACATGTTTAGGAGCAAGCACTGCGGAAGGACTTACTTCTGGGGGTAATAATATTTGTATAGGTTTAGGTGCAGGGAATTCTGGTAATCCTGGTGGCTTACTACAAACAACTGACAATCGAATAGTTTTGGGTAATGCGTCATCAGCAAATGCACATATACAGATTGATTGGACAGTAGCTTCTGATAAACGTGATAAAACAGACGTAACTCCACTAGACATGGGATTGGGTTTTATTAACAAACTAGAACCTGTCACTTATAAATGGGATAAACGTGTTAAATACGAAGAAGGAAATACTCCTGACGGAACGCACAAAGAAGATTGGTTAGACGTAGGTTTTTTAGCACAAGACGTTGAAGAACTAGAAGCAGAGTTTGGACACAAAATAAACGACAAAACTAATTTAACAACACACATGAGCGAAGATAAAGATTCTTATGGTCTTACTTATGCTAAGTTTGTACCAATGTTAGTTAAAGCAGTACAAGAACTTTCCGCAAAGGTGGAAGAATTAGAAAATAAATAAGGAGTAAAAAATGGCACAAACAGTAACAGAATGTCTAGCAGCAGGAACAGACAGCGTAACATTAATCAACAGTATTAATACAGACGCTTCAGCAGAACCCGCAGTTGTAGGCATGACCCAAGCCGAGATAAATGAAAAAGTACAACGTAATGTTGACCACCTTTCAATTATCTTGCTTTATGATGCAACTGGCGATACGCCAAACGTAGCAGGAGCAGCAGACAGTAAGAAAACAACTCACGTTGCAGCCGTTACGACTGGCACCGATTACATAGCAGCAAACTAAGGAGATAAATTAAATGTTATATATAAATATATTCATGTGGATAACCGCTATTGTCGCAATAGCATCACTTGTGGCTGCCGTGACACCCACTCCGAAAGGAGATAAGTTTCTAGGCAAATTGTATAAAGTTATAGATTTTTTAGCTTTAAACATAGGCAAGGCTAAAGAAACTGCACCTACAAAAAAAGTTACTAAAAAATAATGGCTACTGCTAAAGATGCTCTTAACGCTATAGAATCACATGAAAGAGAATGTAAACTTTTATACAAAAGTATTGATGCAAGATTAGAAGCAGGTTCTAAGCGATTTGATAAATTAGAATTGATGCTATGGGGTGTGTACCCTTTTATAGTTGGATCAATAATAGCAGCAGAATTAATAACATGAAAAAAAAAGGACTATACGCAAATATAAATGCAAGAAAGAAAAAAAACATAAGTAGACCTAAAAGTAAATCTACAATATCTCCTAAAGCATATAAAAATATGCAATCAGGTTTTAAAAAAAATAAAAAGAAATAATTATGTATGAATATGCTTGTAAAGTTCAAAGAGTTGTTGATGGCGATACTGTGGATGTTGTTCTTAACCTCGGTTTTGACATTATGTATAAGTCTCGTGTTCGTTTATATGGCATTGATACTCCCGAATCACGCACTCGTAACTTGGATGAGAAGGCTAGAGGAAAGATGGCTGGGGCTTTCTTAAAAAATAAAATAGATTCTGGTAAAAAAGTAGTTATACAAACTAAATTAAAAGATTCCAGAGGTAAATTTGGCAGAGTTTTAGGTAATATAATTGTTGATGGAATAAATATTAACCAGTTAATGATAAATAATCATCACGCAGCAGCTTATTTTGGACAAAGTAAAGAAGATATTGAAGCAGTACATGATGCAAATAGAACAAAATTAATGGAATTAGGACTGTTTAAACCTGTTTAATAAAGGAGAAAAAAATGAATGATGGTTCAGGAAGATTTGGTGGAGACATGGACAGAAATGAGGTGGAAATTGACCTCAATAAGTTTATGGCATTGCTGCAAGAACAATCCACTTTAAAAGACAGAATAAGAGAGTTAGAAGATGAAGGTACTAAGAACCCGCATCAGAAGTGGATATTTTTAGCTCAAGCCATAGACAGTTGGCGTATATTTCCCAGAGCTTTTTTAAGCGTTTATATGTATCTGCTTTACTACACTACTTTTTGGTTTATGGATTTAGCAGCACCTAGCTTTGAGCAATCGGGATTAATCTCTATTGTAGTAGGTGCAGGTGCAGCTTGGTTTGGTCTTTACGCAGGTACTTCAGGCTCAAGTAAGTCCTTTAAAGGCGAAGATAAGTAATGAAAAAAAAAATAACTTTTACAGCAGTTCTGCTTTTTATAGGGTTATTAGGGGCTGCAGACAATGAACCTGAAAACCCTGACTGTACTGCGGGTACTGAGTTTTGTGAACAAAATTCGTTAGACACAACTAACAATACAGTAACCAGTAATACCAACGTAAACACCAATACTAATACCAACACGAACACATCTACATCTACGGCTACAAATACAAATAATAATACCAACACATCTACAGCTACAGCTACCAACTCAAATACCAATGTAAACACCAGCAGCAATGCCAATACCAATGTAAATACATCCAATGCGACCACTACGAGTACAGCTACAAATAATAATGTTGCTTCGGGTGGAACAGATAATACAAATACAAATGTAAATACCTCAACCTCAAGTAACAACAATACAAATGTAAATACATCCACCAACAACAGCACGGTCAACAGTACCGTTAATTCAAACAATACGAGTACAACAAATAATAGTAATACCAATAATTCAACTTCTAACAATACCAATAACAACACTAGCACTTCAGACAATACCAATAACAATACCAACGTGAATCAATCCACATCTGATTCAAAGGTAGAAACGGATAACACCAACACGAATAACAACAATAGTGTTAGCGACAATACAAATCGTAATATTAACGAAAACAATTCAACGCAAACCATAAAACAAGAAATAACTAGTAAAGCACCCCCTGCTTCTGCGATTGCTCCTAGTATCATGTCTTATTCACAAGACTTATGCACCGTGGGTCGGTCAGGTGCATTTCAAGGTCAGGTGTTCGGTTTCTCTACAGGTGGAACAGTCACAGACCAAAATTGCGAAAGGTTAAAGCTGAGTAAATATATTTACGATATGGGTATGAAAGTTGCAGCAGTATCTATTCTTTGCCAAGACGAAAGAGTATTTCAAGCAATGGAAATGGCGGGTACGCCTTGTCCTTACATGGGCAAAATAGGTAAAGATGCTACAGAAGGTTGGAAAGTCAACAGAACCGATAGACCCGATTACGATATAAAAAGGAAGCAATTTATAAAAAAATGTAAAGATACTAGACACGTTGCAGGGAACTTGGGGGGTTTAAGCAAAAGCAAACGGACTTGTAAAAAAGAGTGGAGAAATGCGGGCTAAGAAACCAGACCCAAAATATACAGCAGAATGGTTTGTTGTAGTGGGTATGGTAATTCTAGGAATTACAGTCTTATTCGCATCTTTTAATGCCAAAGCCGATTACATTTATGAAGCCAACCAATCCTTATACGATTTACAAACTAACTCAGTAGGTTCAACAGGGTTAGGTTCAAATGACGATGCAGTATCTGGAGCATTTAATATAGGATTTACTTTTGATTTTTATGGTCAGTCTTTTACTCAAGCTAGAATGGCAACTAATGGTTGTCTTCACTTTAAAACAAGTGGTGCTTACTGCAATGACTTTACCCCCGATCCCTTAACAGGACAGCATACTTATACTTTATACCCCTTTTGGACTGACCTAATAAAAGATAATGGTTCAGGTATGAGAGCTAAAGCCTTTGATGACCACACTATTTTTGGCTGGTATAACATGAGGGAGTACAATCGGGCAAATTCTGATAACAGCTTTGAAATTTGGTTATACCCTAACGATACTTTTGAGTTTAGGTATGGCGAACTAGATATTATTAACCATGATGTTCTTATAGGAGAAGTAGGCAGTGGAAGCTCAGAGATTTACCAATATCTGTACCATGATGAATGCAATACAGGCTCTACAAACTCTAGCAGTTGTGTAAGCACTGACTGGAACAACATAGATAAGAATGCCAACCTAGAAAACGGTGGTTCTTTATACGGTGTGGGTTCAGGTAACGCCTTAGACTGTAGTAGTGCCCTTAACAATGTGAATTGTGCAGGCTATACTGCTGCGTATCTAACTCAACAATGTAATTTAGACAGTCTTTATTCTAATTCTTGTCCTAATTATTCAAGTGCCTATGACGATCAACAATGCACAGATGACCCACAATATTCACCTTCCTGTGCAGGTTATACACAAGAATCTTCAGTTGCTTATTACGTTCAAGATGAATTTGATTACGGTTTTTCACAAGAAGATATGTGGTATGACGAAGAGTACAATGAGTGGCTAGACCCTTATGATCCCTGTTACGAAAATAACTGTGCAGACTTTACCGATGCTGATTGGTACGAACTTGACATAGAACAGTTTGGGCAAGAACAAGTAGATGAATGGTACGGAAACGAAGTAGAGTTTTCTAATGATGGCTATATCGAATACGGAACTGTGAATGAAGAAGAATATTGGACAGTTATTGATGACGGTATGGATGTATATGATTTAGAACAAGAAACAATATGGGCAGAAGAAGAACTTTATTTAGTTTCTTACGATGAAATTGAATACGATCCCTTGCCTTTTGATACCAGCGAAGAACTTATAGAAGATTTTATTCTCCATGAAACTGTATTAATAGAAGACTACGAGGATTTAGACACTTATATAGAATTTGAAAGCGTTGAAGAACTGGATGAATGGTACGAAGAAGAACTGGCACAAAATGAAGAAGAAAATTTTGAAGAAGAACCCTTAGCGGAAGAAGGAATTATAGAGGAAGAAGAAGAAATCTTTGAAGAAGAAGTAGTAGAGGAACTTTTTGAAGAAATAGAAGAAGAAAGATTGGCGGAAGCAGAAGAAGAAATTTTAGAAGAGAGAGAAGAAAGGAGAGGAGGAATTACCGCTACTCAATTAAACGTAGTTGCTCAAACAATTAACACAGCTATCAACAGCGTAGCTAATCCAACAAATAACGCAGTTACTACTAGAGGGTGGGGTAGTTCTTCATCAGGCAGTGGTAATTCAAGTGTTGGTACAACAAGCGGTAATACAACCACAACAGCAGTAGCCAGTGCAGCTTCGGGTGGTGGATTTTCCACTAGCAGTTCTCCTAGTATCTCAGACCAAATACAAACCGCCCAAGTACAAACCAACACAGTTTTAAGTTTGAGTCAGGACATAGGTTCAACTAGCGGAACGGGTGGCAGTACACAGACGGTAAGTAATGTAACTACAGTAATAACTTCAATGCCAACATTTGATTCAAACCCACAAGTGGTAATGGCAGATGTGCAAGTAACCGATATGCAAGGTGAAATTGATACTGCTGTCGGAGGTGTAATGACCGCATCAGAAGCCGACCAAATAGCCGACCAGATAGTTGCTGATAATATTAAAGAACAACAAGAAGCAGGACAATCAACACAAGAAGAAACAGGAGAATACGGAGATCAGTCTACTTTAGTAGCTTTTATGGGTTATGTTGCAGGGTTTGATGCTTACAGGGAAGTACAGATTCCACAACAGGAGACTTGGTACGAGCCAAAAGCAATCTATTCAGATGTTACAATTTCAGATAACATAGAAGCGTTTTATGGATTAGCAAGAACGAATATTAATACGATGCAAAGTTTAATTAATCAACAACCTAATTTATAGGAGAACAATATGGAATGGTTTAAATCAAAAGCAGGGCAATTAATCGCTTTAGCAACCATTGTAAGCACCTTAGCGGGATTTGGTTATGCAGGAGCAGGGTATGTTAATAGACTAGAGAACTTAGAAAAGAAAATAGGCGGTCTAGGCGAAACGGAAGATGCACAACAAGTCATAGAACAAAGGTTTGCGACTATTGAAACCGCAGTAGAGTATTTAGAAAAAGAAATTGATGGTATAGAGATTCCTGATAACAACGATAAACTTTCTAATATGAAAGCATCACTAGCTGGTTTAACTAACGATGTAGAAAGAATACTTATTGATATTGAAAAACTAGAAGAAGGAAATAAAAATCCTTTAGCAAATTAATCTTTACAAGTTTATACATGGGCATAAAATTAAAAATAGTTTTAAATTGGTTATTAAATTTACTTAGAACTAGATATAAAGTTACAGTTTCTTTTAATAAAGAATATGGTGATTCTGATGATAAAACTTATGTATCAAAAAAAATTATTACAAAAAAAGAAAAACATCTTAAATTTAAAGATGAAAATAATAATTTGATTGAGTATAGAAGTGCTTCAGGTCTTAATTATATTATAGAGGATATGTAATGAACCAAGCATTAATAGCAATTATATTAACTTTAGGGTTTATAACTTTTTATTTATACACTCAAAACCAAATATTAAGTGCTAATAATTTAATATTAGAAGGAGCTATAGCCACACAAGAAGAAGCTATAAAAGGTTTGCAAGAAGATTTTGAATTACAAACTACACAGTTAAATGAATTAAATTTAAAAAGTCAGGCAGCACAAAAAGAGTTAAATAGATATACACAATTTATACAGAACTATGAATTAGCTTCTAAAATACTAGCTAATCCAATAGAAATGCAGAGGAAAATAAATAATGGAACTAAACACATTATGGAAGACATTGAAAAGATTAGTGCTACAGTTGATAGTCTTGATGATGGTTTGCAGTTGCAGTCTTCTTCCAACTAAACAAATAGAAATATCTGCAAAACCTTTAGAGCGTAATATAGCTCATCCCGTTATGCCCAGAGAAATAGATTTGCACGAGCCTATGTGGTTGACTATAACTCCTGAAAATTTAGAAGAACAACTTGCTAAAATAGAACAACAAGAAGGAGAGTTAGTATTTTTAGCTATGACAATACCTGACTATGAAGTTATGGCATACAATATGCAAGAACTTAAAAGATACATAACGGAGTTAAAAGAAGTTGTTGTTTATTATAAAACAGTAACAACACCTAAAATAAAATAAAGGGAATAATATGAATATATCACAAGAAGGAATTTCACTAATAAAAAAATTTGAAGGCTGTGAATTAAAAGCTTATCGGTGTCCAGCAAATGTTTTAACCATTGGGTATGGAATTACTAAAAACATAACTGAAGACATGGAAATAACTCAAGAAGAAGCTGACGAAATGTTAAATGAAGAAATAACTGAATACGAAGAATATATTAATAACATGGTTAAAGTACCTTTAGAACAAAATCAGTTTGATTCTTTATGTGCTTGGGTATTCAATCTTGGACCAACAAATTTAGAAAAATCTACACTACTAAAACTTCTCAATGCAGGTGATTATCATCTTATACCTAGTCAAATAAGAAGATGGAATAAAGCAGGCGGAGAAACTTTAACAGGTCTAATAAGAAGAAGAGAGGCAGAATCTCTTATGTTTGAAGGAAAAGAATGGATTGAGGTCTAAAATGCCCTTAGCTAAATATGTTTTCAAACCAGGAATAAATAAAGAAGGTACTAACTACTCTAATGAAGGTGGTTGGTTTGATGCTGATAAAGTAAGATTTCGTAAAGGTAAACCTGAAAGAATAGGTGGTTGGAATAAATTTTCAGTTGAAACATTTATAGGAACGTGCAGAAAATTATTTACTTATAAAACATCAGGAGGCGAAACCTACGTTATTTTAGGAACTCATCAAAAACTTTACAATTTAAGTGGTAATGTTTATTACGATATAACGCCTATAAGAGCAACAACAACTAATGGTATTGTTTTTGCAGCTACTAATGGTTCAACAACTATTACAGCTACTGATGATGATCATGGTTGCGTAGAAGGAGATTTTGTAACAATAAGTAGTGCAGTATCTTTAGGAGGTGTAGTAACTGCTACTGTTCTTAATGCAGAACATCAAATTATAGAAGTTCCTAGCGTTGATACTTTTACTTTTACAGTTTCTGACGCTGCTAATAGTAATGATAGTGGTAATGGCGGTTCAGCAACAGATGCTGCTTATCAATTAAATACAGGATTAGATGTATATGTAAGATCAACTGGTTGGGGTGCAAATACTTGGGGTTCTGGAACTTTTGGTTCATCAACTGATTTGTCTGCTAATAATCAATTAAGATTGTGGTCTTTAGATAATTTTGGTGATGATACTATTGTAAATCCAAGATTTGGCAGTCTTTATTTTTGGGATAAGTCTGATGGTTTAACAACACGAGCTGTAGCTTTATCATCTGAAAGTGGTGCAAGTGATGTTCCAACATCTTGTTTACAAGTTATGACATCTGATGTTGATAAACACGTTATAGCTTTTGGAGCTAATCCTATAGGTTCTTCAAGTATTGACCCTTTATTAGTAAGATTTTCAGATAGAGAAAGTGCAGTTGATTGGACTCCTACTGCTACAAATCAAGCAGGTGGTGTTCAGCTATCACAAGGCTCAACTATAGTAGGTGCATTAAGAACTAGGCAAGAAATACTTATTTGGACAGATATAGGAATGGTTTCTATGCGTTTTGTTGGCGAACCTTTTATATTTTCTTTTACGGAAGTAGCTGAAGGCATGTCTTTAATAGGTCCTAACGCTGCTGTAACTGCAAATAATAGAGTTTATTTTATGGATCGTAATGGGTTTTATGTATATTCAGGAAGTGTACAAAGATTGCCATGTACTGTTTTAGATTATGTTTTATCTGATTTGAATCAAGATCAAGCATACAAAGCATTTGGCGGAGCTAATGAAAGTGTAAATGAAGTTATGTGGTTTTATCCTTCAGGATCAAGTATAGAAATTGATAAATACGTTTTGTATAATTATTTAGAAGGCACTTGGTCTATAGGTACAACTTCTGATAATTTTGTAAGAACAGCTTGGGATGAAGCATCTATTTATGAAAATCCTATAGCAGCTAGTAAAAATGATAATTCAAACTTAAATTACGCATACAGCCATGAAATAGGTCATGGAGATGGAAATGATTCATTTTCTTGTTATATAGAGTCTAGTGATTTTGATTTAGCACCTGACGGAGAAAGATATACTTTTATATCTAAATTAATACCAGACGTAGAATTTAGAGATCAACAATCAACTAGTGATACAGTTACATTTACTATTAAAGGTAGAGATTATCCATTACAAGACTTATCTACTTTACAAACAATTAATGTAACACCTAATTCTACGTTTGAAAATACACGAGCCAGAAGTAGACAAGCAGCTTTAAGAATATCTAATTCATCTAGTGATTACGGATGGAGATTGGGTGATTTAAGGTTAGAAATAAGACCAGATGGTAAAAGATAATGGCTGATATCAAAACGATTGCATTACCTTTAGCTGATATAGAATATGATTCTAACAATGAAGCATTAACTAGAAGAACTATAGAACAAGCAATAGAAAATATAAATGTTAAGATTACTACTATACAAAGAATGCAATCTACAATTACTAGCAAAGCTTCTAAACGACATCAATTTTTATTAATGGGTATGAAACATGTCTGATAATTTAAAAGTATTAGGTCAAGTAGACCCAGCAGCAACAACAGTTACTGTGCTTTATACAGTGCCAGATATGACACAAACAACTGTTAGTTCTATTGTGGCAGCAAATCGCACAGGTTCTGCTATCACTTTTAGACTAAGTGTTCATGTGGCTGGTGCTGGTGCTGACGATAAACAATATTTATATTATGGCAAATCAGTTGCAGCTAATGATTCCCTAGCAATAGTTTTAGGTATAACATTAAATCAAACAGATGTTGTTAAAGTTTATACAAGTGCAGTAAACATGAGTTTTAATATGTTTGGCTGTGAAACTAAAGAGGAAAGATAATGAAATATAAAATCAAATCAGGAGATACATTAAGTCAGATAGCATTAAATAATAATACTACTGTGGCTGCTATTGCTAAAGCAAATAATATAAAAAATGTAGATTTTATAAGAACTGGAAATACTATTGAAATTCCTAGTGCTAAAAAAGAAAAGAAAAAATCTTCTTTTATAGAAAGAGTAGATCAATCTGACCCATTTTTTATACAACAAAAAGATGGTAGTTTTGTAAGCACAGCACCTAAACCTAAACCTAAACCGACACCTACGCCAACACCTACGCCTACGCCTACGCCTACGCCAACACCTACGCCAACACCTACGCCTACGCCAACACCTACGCCTACGCCAACACCTACGCCTACGCCAACACCTAAAAAAGAAGAAAGCAATGAATTTTATACTGGTAAATTACCTTTAGCAGTAAGACAGTTAGCAGATGATACTAAATATGATATTTTTAGAAATTTTTTACCTAAAAAAACAGCAGATAAATTAAGTAAAAAATTATTTGGTGAAGAAGAAAATATTTCAAAAAAAGATTTTAGCAAAGAAGAATTTGAAGTTTTAAGAAATATTATAAGACAAAATATATTACAAAATAAATTTTCAGTTGATTATGATGATTATAGAAATTTTGGAGCAAAAGGTACTTCAACAATAAAAGATAATCCTTTTGAACTTTTAAATAATCCTTCTCGTTCTTTACAATATACTTTTGGACAAGGAAATATTAATGTTGATGATAAAGGAGATGTATATTTTACAGATCAATTTAATTTTAATGACGCTAAAATGGCAGAAAATCCACAACAATATTATGGTAATGCTTGGGATGATGAAGGATTTTTACAAATGGATTATAGTTCTGGATTAAAAGGATTATTGAGTAATCAATTTAAAAAAATAAGAAATTATAAAACAAGAGTAGGTAGAGGCGAAGGTGAAGGAGCTTTAACTAATTTATTCATTGGCAATATTAAAGATTTTCAAAATCCTATTAATGAATCTTATGCTACAAGAAAATCAGGTGGAGTAACAAATTTTAATCAAGGTGGACAAATGAATATAAATGATCAAGTACAAAATATAGCTTCTAAAGGTCGCTATGGCGATACCATGCTTATGCACGTTAATCCACAAGAAGTGCGAGGATTGGCACAAGCAATGCCTTTAACAGTCAATCCTGAAACAGGACAACCAGAAGCATTCTTACCTTTTCTAGCACCTTTATTAGGAAGTTGGTTAGGTAGCAGTCTTTTAACAGGTGCAGGAGCAGCAGCTACTGTTGGTGGTGCAGGAGCTTTGGGAGGATTAATAGGGACAAGTGGTTTAACTGCTGCTGCTGCTAGTGGTATAGGTGCAGGTTTAGCACAAACAGCAGTAACAGGAGATATTAAAGAAGGATTAAAAGCAGGATTAACAGCAGGTATGATGGGTAGAATTATGGAAGGTGCTGGTGCGGCACAAGCTGGAGCAGATGCTTCACAACTTGCAACAGAAGCTACAACTGGAATTGATACAGCAAAACTTTTACAAACCCCTGAATTTGTTGCAGAAGGAACAGGAGCAAAAGCTATTCTTCCTTTACAACCAGGAACAACTGCTCCTCCTGCTGCTTTAAATACAGCAGGTCAAGTACAATTAGCAAATATGGCTCCAAATAATGCTGCTTACATTGCACAAAAAGGAGCTAAAGATGCTGCTGATTTTGCACTTAATCCTTTAACAGGAAAACCTGTTTCGTTTATGGATAGTGGTCGTGCTGCTTTTTCACAAGGACCAATGCAAGGGTTTTCTAATATAGGTACAGCAGCCATGAGTGATCCGCTAGCATTAGGTACATTAGGAACTACTGGAATGATGTATGGTTCAGATATGATGCAAGCACAACAAGCTGAAGCATATGAACAATATTTAGCTGAAAGAGAAGAAGAAGAAAGACAAAATGAGTTAATGAATCCTGAACCTATTCTTTATTCTGCTAATGGTGGTTTGACACAATTTGATAACAATATAAATGAAATGTATGGACCTATGCAGCCAATGGCAAATGGAGGACAAACAAAATTCTTTCCTGGAGGTATGTCTTTTGCAGATGTTGGACCAGATGATATTACTGGTGGTGAATTGCCACAAATATTTGCACCAGAAAGAACACCTTATGCTGTAAACCCTGACTTTATGCCAGGATTTTCACCTGAAACTATGTACTTTAATCCTGCAACAGTATCAGCTCCAGCTTCAAGGTTAGGAGCAAATGCAGTACCTACTGTAGAAGACACTTATACAGGCAGTAAAGGAGGGTATGGAGGAACACAAGTGTCTATAGCACCACAAACAAGCATTAATCCATTTGAAGCTTACACAGGAGTAGCCCCTGAAGGTTTAGTGTATAGTCAACCAGCACCGCTTCCTATTACACCAGAGCCTCCGTTGACAACACCAGTTGTAGTAGAACCTGACCCTATTGTTACAGAACCTGAAGGTGAGTTTGATATTTCTAATATTAATATTCCTAATATTGGAAATATTAATATTCCTAGTTTTGGTGGCATGTCAGTATTAGATCAAATCAATTTATATGGACTAAATAATGACACACCTAATCTAGACTTATTATCTAATAGTAATTTTTTACCTAATTTAGATTTATTACCTGATAATAATTTAGATATTGGTGGTAGTAATTTTGTACCTAATCTAAATTTTTTACCTGATAATAATTTTTTACCTGATAATAATTTAGGGTTTGCAGATTTTAAACCACAAGACTTTAATGTATCTATGAGTAGAGCTGAAGGTGGACCAACTAATATTGAAGAAATGCAAAATGATCCATTAACTAAAGAAGTTGCTTTGTATTTATTAGGTCAGTCTAATGATGAAAAATCTTTAAATTTATTTTTAGAAAAATACGGCAATGAAGCATTTATGAAATTAAGAGAAATGGTTTTACAAACTGTTGCTCCTGATTCTCAAACACAAGGATTGATAGCAGGTGTAGGTAATGGCGGAATGGATGACGACATTAATGGCACTATAGGAAATAAACAAGAAATAGCTGTATCACAAGATGAGTTTATAGTTCCTGCTGATGTAGTATCTATGTTAGGTGATGGCAGTTCAGATGCTGGCTCTAAACAACTTTATGACATGATGGATAGAGTTAGACAAGAAAAAACAGGAACTACTAAACAAGCACCTAAATTAGCTAATGCTGGAGGAATGTTGCCTGCATGAATCAAATAGCTGTAAAGCCAGAAAGTAATATTCAAATATCGGCAGTTTTACCAGCAGATATTTTTTTAATTTGGAAACACATTGATAAATTTTTAGAGCGTTCATGTAAAAGATCAAATGGCAGACATACTATTAATACTATTTATAAACAATTAATAGATAATCATGCACATTTATGGGTGGTTTACGATACAGAAAAAGATTTAATTAAAGGCTGTGTTGTTACAAATTTTGTAAACTATCCTACAGGATTAAAAATGTTAAATATCTTGCAATTAGCTGGAAAAAATATGGAAGATTGGATGCAAATAGGTAAACCAATTTTATTTGATTGGGCTAACAAAAATAATTGTAATGGAGTAGAAGCTGTAGGTAGAGAAGGAATGAGTAATTGGCTTACTGATGAAGATACAAATTGGAAAAAAAATAATTTACTTTTTGAAATGCAATTTAATCAACAATGAATTTAATACAAGCAGACATTAATAAACATTGGGAAGATGTAAAACATGGTTTGTATTCTATTAAAGAAGAAACTTATGAAGCAGAAAATGCAAAAGATATTTATGATTCATGTAAAAACAAAACTGCAACATTGTGGCTTGATAAAGATATACAACCTAAAGATGGATTTTTAATTACACAAGTATTAAATAAAAACTTTTCTAATGAAAGATATTTATTATTATGGGTTGCTTGGTATAAAGAAGAATCTGGTGCAGAAAAATTTCAGAAGCAAATAGAACAAATAGCAAAGAAATTTGGTTGCAAAAGCATTGAATTTTGGACAAATAAAAAAGAAATTCGTGATTATGGAATTGCACATGGTTACAATAAAATAACTTATAAATGTATGAAGGAGATATAATATGGGTGGAGGCGGAGGCGGAAGCCAACCAACAGAAACTACTGTAACAAATACTGATTTACCAAAATACGTTGCACCGTATTTTAAACGGCTATTACAAAGAGGTGAAGCTGAAAGTATACAACCATATCAACCATATGGCGGTCAAAGATTATCGTATTTTTCACCTGATGAATTAACTAGTCAGGCAATGACTAGAGGTTTTGCTACGTCTGGAACACCTCAACAATTCACAGATGCTGCTAATAGATATGGAACTACAGCAGGAACAACGTCAGGTTATACGGGGGGTACATTTGATTCAGGTTATACAGCAGGACAAACAGGACCAACTTATCAAGCTGGTCAAGTAGGACCAACTTATCAAGCTGGTCAATACTCACCACAATATCAAGCAGGTCAATTTAATCCAGGATATCAAGCTAGAGATATAACATCTGGTTACAATCCCACTATAAGACAATCTGGTTATCAAGCTGGACAGATGGGTGGAGAATATACGCCTTTAGGATATGAAGCAAATTTACAAAGATTTATGTCTCCGTATCAACAAAATGTAACAGATATAGGTAAGCGTGAAGCAATTAGACAATCTAATATTATGGGCAAAGGCATAGGAGATGCAGCCACAGCACAAGGTAGTTTAGGAGGATATAGAGAAGCAATACAACAAGCAGAAAGAGAACGTAATTTAGGACAACAACTGGGTGATATACAAACTAGAGGAAGCCAAGCTGCATTTGAATCAGCACAACAACAACTTGAAAGAGAAAGAGCTGGTGGATTGGGTGCTGCACAATTAGGACTGCAACGATTTGGAGCACAAGAAGGAGCTAAACAAACGCAAGAACAATTATCTCAAGCTGCTTTTCAACAATCTGAACAATCAAGACAACAAAAAGAACAATTTAGTCAAGCTGCATATAATGCAGGAGAATCAGCCAGACAAAGAGCTGCTGAATTAGGATTAAGTGCTCAACAACAAGAAGAAGCTGCTCAACAAGCACAAGAGAAGTTTAGTCAATCTGGATTCCAAATGAGCCAACAAGCCTTACAAGCTCAAGGAGCACAAGGATTAGATGCTTACAGGGCACAACAATCTGCAATGCAAGCACAAGGGGCACAAAGCTTACAAGCTTTTCAAGCTGGTGAACAAGCTAAACAACAAGCAGCAAAACTTGGATTGTCCGCAGCACAACAACAAGAAGCAGCAAAACAAGCTCAAGAGAAATACAGTCAAAGTGCTTATGATCTATCTAATCGTTATAACTTAGCAGCAGCTCAAGGACTAATGGGTGCAGGTAGAGACATTAATCAAGACGCTGTTTCTAGAATATCTGCTTTACAAGGAATTGGTTCTCAACAACGTGCATTGAGTCAAGCTAGTATGGATATGGGTTATGAAGATTTCTTACGACAACAAAATTATGCTAATCAAAAACTTGGAACTTTTGGCAATTTATTGAGAGGTGTTCCAGTACAACCGCAACAACAAATTAGCACTTATCAACGACAACCTGGATTATTTCAACAAACTGTAGGTGCTGGATTAGGTGGTTTAGGTTTATACAGAGGAATGGGAGGATAATATGAATTTAGTACAATTAGCTAACGATTTAGAATATGTGCCTAAAGAACAACTAGCACAGATGTCACAAGACCCTAACTCTAACTACCCTCCTTATCTAGTATTGTCTGAAATACAAAGACGTACTGCTAATGAAAAAGCTTATGCAGCAGCACAATCTCAACCTACTAGTACAGTAGCTGAAGAAGTTGTTGGTGAGTTTATGCAACCACAAGGAATGCAAGCAGGTATGCCTCCTGAGTCAGCTCCAACTGATGTTTTCTCTTCAGGAATGAGTGGTATGCCTGCCTCTGCTCCTATGCAACAGCCTATGCAGATGGCATCTGGTGGTTCAACAAGTTATTTTGAAGGCGGTCCAACCAATTTAACCGACCAACAATATTATAGTGGTGGGTTAAGAGACTTTAATAACAGATTAAGAAACCAATCCAGAATAGATGCAGCACAAACATCAGCACAAACAGCAGTTACAGAAGGTTTAGACGCAGCAGGTCAACCATTAATGTCATCACAACTAGTAAATCAAAATCTAGAACCCGATGAAATGGAAATGGAAATGGGTATGGCTAGTGGCGGATTAACTAGTTATGCAACAGGTAATAGAACATCATTAGAAAGATCATTTTTATCTTCATTAGGTGAAGATATAATGAATATGCCTAAAGCATTACAAGATAGATATACTGATGAAGGAGAAGGTATAGGTAGTTTAGATTATAGTAATATTATATCTGACGCATCTTGGTTAATACCTGGTGGATTTTTAGCTACAGGTTCAATTAAAGGTTTAGCAAAATTATATCAATCGGGTGCATTAGGAAAAAGTGCAAATTTTCTTGGTAGACAAGGACAAAGACTTTATTCAAGCAAAATAAAACCTGGACCTGTAGTAACTAGTAAAGCAGGAAAAAGATTTGTATTCAATAGTACACAAGGAAAAGCAATTTTAGCTGGCAAAAATCCACCTAAAATTCTAAGTAGAGATTTTTCACCTTTAAAAGTAGGAGCTTTAGGATTAGCAGCATCTCCTTTAATTAATTTTGCTTTAGATGATACATATATTCCTGATAACACAAATACAGATACCGAACTATCACAAGCAGACAAAGATTTTAATAAACAAATGCAAGCTAACATTTTAGCTAATCAACAAGCACAACTAGATCAAAATGCTCTTGACCAAAAAAAGGCTAATAGAATGTTTAGTCCTACTGATTTAATACAATTAGGCGGAACTGTAATGGGTGCTAGAGACATGAGTGAACTTGGTCAAGGTATAGCTAGTGTTGCTGGTCTTTCTGCACAAAGAAAAGTTAATGAAAAACAAGCAGGATTACAAGCAAGATATCTACAAGCACAAACAGAAAAAATAGAAGCCGATATAGCTTCTATGCCATTGAAAGATGCTTTAGCTTCTCTTAAACAAATAAATCTAACTTTAAAAGGTCTTAATGAAGGAGCAGGCGATGCTACAGAAGAACAAATAGCACAACTTGAAATGCAAAGACAATTTTTACAGCAAAGAATATCAAAACAACAAGGCTATGACCCTAGTATGATTGCTGGTAATAATAAAAATGTAATAGATTCATACTTTCCTAACGCAACTTAATATGCAAAAAGTTAGTCTTCCTGACGGAAGAACATTAAATATACCTAATGACTTAGACCCTGCTAAAAGGGATGAGTTAGCTAATGCAGTTAAAGCTGAATACAACATAGACATTAACGAAGCTTCATTTGGTGAGTGGTTAGTTGACAAACCTATATCCGTAGCCAGAGGTTTATCACAAATGATACCTACAGGTGTAAAAGGTATTGCAGGATTAGTTGCAGGTAGTGATAGTGATATAGTTAAAAACTTATCTGATTATCAAAATTATATAGCAACAGAATCTGCTTTTTCATCTAACCCTAAATTTAGAGGTACGTTTGGAACTAAATTAGCTGAAGGAGCTGGTTCTTTAATAGGTTTTGGTGGTGCTGCATTTGCAGGCAGAAAGCTTGCAGCTAAAGGAATTGTAAGTGATAAGGTTGGTCGTTTTGGAGTTCCAGGTGCTTTTGCTGTTCCTATGGGAATGGGTGAACAAGTAAGTTTACTTGAAGAGTCCAGAGCATTAGGAGAAGAGCCAAATGCAATAGCTGAAAAGTTAGCCATACTTACTGGTGGTGTTATAGGCATGAGTGAATTAGCACCTATAGAAAGATTGTTTAGAGGCATTCCTAAAAACGCATTAAAGAATCCAACAATACAAGAACTACTTACAACTAGATTAAAATCAGCAGCAGCTACAGGTACTGCTGAAGCATTCCAAGAAGCAGGTGCTGGTATAGCACAAGATTTAACAGCAGTTGGTTTATATAGTGATGAGTTGCCTATAGGTGATAGTGCATTAGAAGAATTTACTATTGGTGGTATTTTGGGTGCAAGTGCTGATTTACTTATCAATAGTATTGGCAATAGAAGAAGCATTAGTAGCCAAAGATTAAAAGATGCAGAATCTAAAGCCAGAGAAAATAGAACAAGTTTACAATCAGAAGATAAATTTGATAGGGCACAAGGTCAAGAAACTGTAGAAGAATTTCAACAACCTATAATAAAAGAAAAACCTGATATACCTGTACCCCCTATTGTAGATGTAGCACCTCCCGATTTAGGAGTTATACAAAATCCAAACGGACAATTTTCTGTAATTGATTACAACAATACTGAACAACCTATTGTTAGTTCACATGCAGAAGAAATAGACGCTTTATTAGCTAAAAATAAAGCTCAAACTAATTACGAAAGAAAAGTTTTACAAGTACAAGTAGATAATGATGCTTACATAATAGGTATGCCAGATAGCGATTCTGCTAAAACATTAGGCAGAACTATACTTGACCCTAATCTAAGTCAAATAAATTTATCAACTCTCATAGGGTATGACTCAACTTTATCTGAAGACTTCAAAAAAGAATTAAATGAAGAAAAATCAGCAACATATCCAGGCAAACCATTCAGGCAAATACTTGAAAATAAAAGAGCAAAATTAGAAAAAACCAGTAAATATTTAGAATCAAAAGGGTTGGAACTAAAAAGTAGTTTTTCAATGCCTGAAATAAAAAAGGTACTTAATAAAAAAGATTACAACGATTTATTAACAAGCTTTGCTAATCATGCTTTTGCTGAATCTGAAAAAGCAGGTGAACCTTCCATTAGAGCAGATGTAGATCAAGTAGATGTAACGATTAAAAATATAAAAGCCATTGCTGATGCCAAGAATATTGAATTAGATTTTAATGACCCAGCAGTACGTTATGCTGCACAACAATGGACAGGCTTTGAAGATATACCTAAGACTAGAAACAGAGGAGCGAAAGAACTTTTCTTAGCTAGAATACATTCTCTTCCCGCTTTTAACACAAAAACTAAGTTTCCTGATTTTAGACCTAGAACCTATACAGGTGTAGACATGGCTAACTTTGTAGCTTCTGCACAAAACATAGAATTTTCTAAAAAAGATTTAATAGAAGTTGGACCTGAATCAATCAGAAATAATCAAGAGTCAACAGACCAATTCTTCAATGACCTTATTGATAGCGGTAGAGCTGTAAAAGTAGAAGGTAAAAATAAATATAAAATTACTGATGACTTTGAATACACAGTTGCTAGAAGACAAGAAGGTTTTGGAGAAACTCCTGACCAATTTGGTAGCAGATTAAAAGCAGATCAAGCAACAGGTAAAAATAAACTTTCAGATGAAGCTATAGAAAATTTAATTAGATCAGAAGAAGTAAGACAAGAAAAAGTATTACCACCTAAGCAATTAGAAGCTAAGTTAATGAACTTCAAAGAAACTGTTGAAGAAGGTCGTACTAATAAATTTGCTAGAGAATTAAAAAACAAATTAAACAAAGCAGGATTAGGAGATGTTGGAATTGTTGTTAGCAATGATATTTTATCCACAACTACTTTAGCAGAAACAGGTAGTGGCGAAATAATATTTGACCCTAGGGTTACTAGAGAAACTACAACAGAAGGTGCGGTAGAAGGCGAATACGATAGAGATACAGATATAATTTTCCTATCTTTAAATGCTATTAATCCTGACGGCACAGCTACTGACGAACAAATACTACAAAGATTAGACAGAGTAATGGATCACGAAATGATTCATGCGTTCAGAGCAAAAGATTTAATTACAGAAAAAGAATATCAATACCTTCGTAATCAAGTTAAAAGTAGAAAAGTTTCTAAAGAATATGATGAGTCTAGTAAAGGAGAAACATTCTATACAAGAAGTAAAAGAATAAATGCACAAAGAGCTGCTGAAGCTACATCAAGAGGAGCGGGTAAAGAAGTAATAGAAGAACTTTATGTAGAAGAAGCCATAGCTGAAATGTACAGAGCTAGAGAGTTTAAAGATATAACTCCTAAAGCAGAAACCATTCTTGAAAAAATAGTAGAGTTCTTTAAATCTATGGGAACAGCTATGCGTGTTTCTGGATATGCAGACTCTTCTGAAATATTTGCAGACATTGAATCTGGCAAAGTTGGTGCTAGACAAAGAGGTGAAATAAGAACTTTACGAGAGCTAGATAGAATATCAATGGCTAGAGAACAAGGCATGCTTGGAGGATTAGACGCTCCTCCTTCTGCTGTGCCTGAAGAACCTGAAACGAAAATAGATACTTCTGATACACAGGATATTGAAGAAGAATTTGGGAAAGGTGTTTTGATTACTCCAACTACATCTTTTAATGATGTTGAATCTGATACAAACCCCATTACTGGAGTATCACTTACTTTAGGTGCATTACAAAGAAGTGGAGGTTATAACAAATGGGAACTAACACCTGAAGAATATGCAGCAGATAGAAAATTAATTTTAGATAGATTTTATAAAACAACAGGTCGTAAAGTAACTGCTAAATCAAAATTTGATCAAATTGAAAATACTAGCAGTTTAGAAGTATTAGAATGGTTATCTAAAAATGGACCAACACAAGATTATAGAGTTATTGCTAATAGATTATTAGTACAACAAAAAAAATTAAAAAGAATAAATGGTATAAATACTTATTTCGCAATAGTACGAGATGGAAGTCAAAGATTTATAGGTAAGGGTCTAGATTATAGTAGTTGGGTTGGTGTTTCTTATCGTCCTTTCAATCCAGGTGGCTTATATGCTGCTTATGGTAATGACAAATCAGTACAACAAGTTTATCTGTCAGATACTGCAGGAACTGAAACTTCACCTGGAAACAATGGTGTTAGTTTTGATACTATGTTGCATGAATTGGTACATCAAACTACTCAAGCAGCCACAAATTTTTACGAAGGCTCAAGAGCAACTAAAGAATCTCGACAACTTACAAAGGATTTAGAAGAGGTTAGAAGAATATTAATAGAAGAAATAGAAAAAATAACAGGTACAACTGGTGGTCAAAATGATTATGGCTACAAAAATGATGATGCTGCTCTTAAATTACGAGATAAATATGGGGATGGAGGAGTAAAAATAGTTTATGCAGCAGCTAATATACAAGAAACTTTAGCAGTTGGATTTACTAATAGATATGCTCAAGATTTTATGGATAGCATTCCATATAAAGGAACTAAGAAAACTTTATGGGATAAGTTTACTGAATCAATAAGAAAACTGTTAAGTCTACCTGCAAAAACAGATAGTTTATTTTCTGAGTTTTTAAGAATTAGTGGAAAACTTACTAAACTAACAAATACACAATTAGAAGAACTCAAAAAATCTCCTATTCTATCATCTGATGTTGGTCCGCCTTTAGTTTCACCTGCATTTTCTAGGCAAAGTTTACAATCAGAACTTAGTAGTCTACAAACACAATTATATGATGCTGAAAGTTTAGAAAATGCTGACAGAAGAGATGCTGGCACAATAAAAGGAAATCGTAATGCTAAAAAAGTTCAAGATATAAGGAATAGAATAGCAGATGTTAAACGACAAATAGCACAACCTGTAGACCCAGAACAATTACCTTTATTTTCTAGGGCATCTACTTCTACAGAACCTGCTTTTATGGATTTTACTAGACAAGCAATGAATAGATACGCTTCTTTTGAAGAGACTAGAGTTACAACTAGCGATGGTACATCTATTGAAATACCAAGTAGATTTATAACTCGTATGTCTCCCGAAGATTTTCTTAATTTAACTACTGATAATAAAACAATGCTTTTTGATATAAGCAAAATGGCTGGCTATAGATTAAAGAAATTTGACCCTGAATTAGCAGTTGAACCTATTTTTTTAATTATAGATGATTCTGGAAATGTAATAAGCCATGAAGGTAGACATAGATCATCTCTTTTAATGCAAGAGGGAGCTGAAACTATACCTGTTTATATAGATGCTAAAGCAGCAGCCGATACATTTAGTAAAAATAATTATGGTTTAAATATAAATGATGTGCCTGAATCTTTATCAGCATATGGAATAAATCAACTTCAAAATCAACAGTCAGAAGATATGTTCGATGAACCACTACCAATAATTGTTAATTTATCAGACAAAAATATTGCACCACTTATAAGAGGTTATTCACCTAAATATCCAACACAGAAAAAAGAATATTTAGATAGAGCTGTAGAAATTGTTTCTCAAGAAGATGGAATAATAAAAGACATTCCTTTATTTTCTAGGTCGCAAAGATTCACAGGAGAAGCTAATACATCTGAAAAGATAGCATTACAAAAAGCCACAGAAACAGTCGAGGAGTTCACTAGAAAAACACCTAGAGGGGAAGTTCCTCTTTATAACTTAAACGCTTCTGACGTAGCTTTAAAGGCTGCCTATGACTATATTAATGACCCTAGTGCCCCTACGATAGATGAGTTGCCTAATTACTCTAGGATAGAGAAAGAAATACCTGAAGACCTACAAGGAGTTGTTAATAGAGGTGGGTACGTTCCTGCTAGAAGACCTTGGTACGATAGATTTATAGATGAAGTTAAAGACCCCAGAACTAATATTAGAAAGTTCTTTAAAGACACCAGACAAAACTACATTGATAAATTAGATAAAGTAGAGAAAAAAATACTTCAAGGTAGTGAAGAATTTGAAGAAGTAAGATTGGCTAATAACTCAGCAGATACTGCTGCTATAGCTGCATTAAGACAAGCAGATAAAGCCAGAGGTATATTTCAAGGTATGTTAACCAGAGGGTTTGCTGTTGATACCATTGAAGGAGAAGCTGCTTGGACTTCTACACAAGAATTAGAAATAAATACTGTACACAATCCTTTTATAGAAGGAAATACTGGTACTGGTGGATTGTTACAAATAACTGCTCCTTTATATTCAGACCCTACGATAGATTTGGAAGGTATATTTGGAACATACGCTAAATTAAAAAGAGTACAACAATTTCAAGCAGAAGGTCGACAAGTCGAATCACCATTTACACAACAAGATTTAGAGTTTATAAATAATATTGAAGCTAATTATCCTGTTGTTGTTGAAGTTTATAACAACTATCAAAAATGGAACAATAAATTAGTTGATTTTGCACAAGCTAAAGGCTTATTAAATGAAGAACAAGCTGATGAGTGGAGAGCTAAATCTACTTATTATCCTTTTTATAGAGATATGGTTGAGGAAGAAGGTATTTCTGCACCTAGAATTGGTGGTGGTTCATTGCCCAATAACCCATTAAATATAAAACTAAAAGGTTCAGAAGAAGCCATTGATGTGCCCCCCATAGAAGCAATAGCCAGAAACTCTTTATCTATTTTAACTGCTGCTATGAAAAATGATGGTGCTTCAAAATTAATTAGAGATTTAGAAACTATGGGTGAAGCAGAGTTATTAGCACCTAACCAAACTGGTGGTGCAAATACTATTTTTGTTTTTGAAAATGGTTTAAAAAAATATTATGACATTGTAGACCCTGAATTATTTCATGGAATAAGAGCATTAGGTGGAGCAGAAGTAGGATTTATAACAAAAATGTTAGCTTTTCCAGCCACAATATTAAGAGACACAGTTACCCGTGACCCTGGATTTATAGCAGTAAACTTACTTAGAGATACATTGTCTGCAACAGTTACGTCAGGTGTAAACCTTTCTGCTGGAGAAGACGGCTTTACTCCTATGGTAGATACCATAAAAAATATGTTTGCTGACATGACAGACTTAGAAAAGTTTGGCGTTATAGGTGGATATGATTTTGCTAATGATGAAGGAGATGTTGTTGATTACTTAGCTAGAACAAGACGACAGCAAGGACTATCTAATGATAACGGAATTTCTGCCCAAGATGCCTTTTATAAACTTTGGGATGGTCTTGGTGGACTAACAACAAAATCAGACGGAGCAACTCGTAAAGGGGTGTTTGATGCAGTCTATAAAAAATTAAAAAAAGATGGATATACAGAAGCACAAGCACAATCTGAAGCTGCTTATCAATCATTAGAAATTATCAACTTTGGTCGTAGAGGACTATCACCAATGTTCAGAGTAATTACTTCAGCCATACCTTTTTTAAACGCAAGAATACAAGGTCTTGATGTAATTTATAGGTCTTCTTTTGGAGGAACTTATTCTGCACAAGACAAATTGCAAGAAGGAGAAACTTTAGACGATTTAAAGAAAAGAATATTTAAGAGAACGGCTTTAAGAGGTGGAATGATTATGGCTTCCACAATGCTTTACTATCTATTGGTTAGTGATACAGATGAATACAAGGCGGTTGATAGACAAATAAGAGATGACAACTGGTTAATACCCACGCCATTTGATTACACATTAAAAATTCCTATTCCTTTTGAGATTGGCATGATGTTCAAGGCTATACCTGAGAGGTTCATAGACCTCGTTCTAGGGGAGAAAGTCTTAGGTATTAAGGAATCGGTAGAGAAAGACCCATTTGAGTCTATAAAAAGGCAATTTGGTCAATCTGCTAATATCCCTTTTTTAAGTGGGGATATAAGCATACAAGCAATCAAGCCTATCTTTGAAGCGGTTATCAATAGAAACTCATTTACCAATAACGAAATTGTTCCTTACTACAAATTAAAAAGAGAAGAGGGATATCAATCCTCTCCACAAACCAATGAGTTAGCAAGACTTATTGGAGAAGCCATTAATGTATCTCCAACTAAAATAGAACACGTTCTTAATGGATATTCAGGAACATTAGGCGGTTATGTATTAGATATAATAGATTCGTTAACCAGAACGGCAACAGGAAGCCCATTTATACCTAATAACATATTCAGTAACCCTACTAACTTTGCACAATACCCACTTATTAGAAGACTGGTTATAGACAATAAAAAAATGGGAGGATATCAACAACAGTTCTATGAACTAAGAGGAGAAGTTGATTCAGCAGTACAAACTTTAAACAGTCTTAGAAAACAAAAACGCTTTGACGAATTAGCGGCTTACAAATCTGACGTTAAAGGTCTGTTAAAAGTTAAAGGAAAAGTAAGAGCAATGGAAAGATACATGTCTAATTGGAGAAACAAACGAGACAGATTAATGCGTAGAACGGATATCTCTGTAATGGTTAAAGCAGAACTGCTTGAAGATTTAGAAATGGAAATGAAAAAACGATTAGCTTTTGTGCCAGAACTAAGAAAGAAAGCTAACGTGCCTATCCTCCAAGGCGGACTCTAATTCATCTATTAACTTCTCTTCCTTTAACTGTTTCAATCTGAAGAAGTCTTTATGCTCTGGATAGCGAGCATGAAACAAACGTGCATAGAAGCCTATGTAGTCGTTACTTATCTTAAACTCCCCTCCGTTAGTTTCTATCTCACTATTCCACCTTATACGATTGATTATTGCCCAATGAGAGTAATGCTCTCTTCCTGTGGCGATTGCTTCTAGCGTGTACTCTTCAAACTTACCCCACACTTGAGGGTTGTCTTTGTGCCACTCCCACCAAACTTTCTTCCTTTCTTGCAAATCTCCTTGCAACTGTTCAACTAATTTCATTATCTACTCCTTCACATTTTTTACATAGTTCATTAGAAAAAGAAACTGTAAGATTTTCAAATATAGTTGGCATAGGTTTTGTCATGCTCTTTGGTTTTTCCATATCACACCCACAAACATCACATATATATCTATTCATAATTTCTTCTCCCGTTTTTTTATTGACCAGTAAATATTTTTACATGGTGAATTTTGAAATCACCAACTCACATCTAGGATTGTCTTTCTCAACCCCCCCAAACTTATAAACCACTTCTTTTATCTGCTTAAAGCTATCATCCTCTAGTATCTCTGCCTTAACCAAAGCATCACAAGCAAACTTGTCTATGATTGAACAAGGGTTACTTATGTCTAACCTTCTTTTACTTCTAGCGTAATAGGTGTACGTCAACGATACAGGCTCAGTAAAACGATCAAAGCCCTTGAGTCTTGGCACAAGGTTCTCTGAATACAATCTCTTAGATATAGACAACACTCGGTAATGAGCGTTGCGGTAATTGTTTAGATTAAGAATGAACTTTTTTTTCTTTGAGTAGTAAACTTCTAGTGGTAAATCTATCTTCATTTTATCTCGCCAACTGCGGTATTATTAGGATCGAAATTTGATGACTGGTAAATATTTTTTTTGCAGCAGGCGGAAGCTGCGTCATTAATCTTCAATGAATACCAAAAATTTATTATCATCTATCTTAACCATTGCAACTACATTCTTGCCTTTCATCTTTCTTTCTGCCCCTGTAAAAGACTTTGCCTCTACAGTAGGGGTATCTATCACAAATTCCCCTTCGGTGCTGTCAAACGTAATTGCTTTAAGTCTCATCTAGTATTTCCTTTACTTGTTTTAATAACTCTAACTCTGTTCCGTATCTCTTTTCAAACTCTTTCTTCCAAGGATGCCTACTAACCCAAATCCCATTCATCACTCCCTGTCTATGATGCTCATAGCATAAAGGCAAAACCTTGAAGTGTGCTTCCTCCTTAGTCTTGCCTTCTGTGTGATGTATTTCGGGAGGAACAAAGAAGTTTCCTTGATTGTTACAGACAATACAGCCTATCTGACTGACTCTATCCATGTGTCTCTTTTCATCTGCTGTAGGGTTTCTACCTTTCATGCACCATATCTAGCTTGTTCTTTCCTAGCTGATACTTGTTTAGTTCTCCACTCTTCAAAACCTATCTCTAATCCTTTCAGATTAACCTTCAATGCTGATAAAGCACCTTTAGCCACTCCCACCCTTAATCTTGCTTCGTACAATGATAGCTGTGATTCTGCATAGGTATCTTGTGCTGAAGTAGTTTTCATGCCTGTTGCTAGAGCTTGTAGTTTTAAAGTAGCTTGTAACTTTTTAACTTCTGCTTCGCATTTATAAACCTCGTACTCGGTCTTCTCCATTGTAGGAGCAAGACTCCTGATTTGGTGCATCCAATTTTCTACTTGTTCCATTTAATTTTCTCCTTTTTTAAACCTTCCCATAAAAACTCAAGTAAGTAAAAAGGAAGAAACAGTAATGCTAATAGTAAGAATATCACTCCCCAAAATTTATTAAATATTGGCACTTCCATTATTTATCTTTCAGCAAGTCATTAATTTTATCTTTGATAGACCTATTTCCGTATTGCTCATTAAAAATTCTTCTACCTATAATAAGCGGATGAGGTTCTTCATTTTCTTTTCTTTTCTCAATGGAGTTCATTCCATACCACCTGTTAAAATTTTGGTCATAAGACTCTTTATCGCTATATTCAAATGTGTCACTCATACTTTCCCCCTTATTTCTTTGAATTCATCCAGTATTTTTTTTGTTTTTCCATAAGTATCATGGATTACTGTTGAATAACTTTTAGCTTGAATAGAAGTTTTGTTGTCGTATGCGTTTGATTCATGCTCAATACAATAATCCAGATAATCATTTATTTCCTTGAGCTTTTTAGTTATGTCCTCATGCCTACAGTTAGGACATCCGTAACCTTTTAAATGCTCGTCAGGTGTTGATAGAAAATCTCCATGTTGAGGACACCCAATCGTGATGTCCTCGTCCATGATAACAAACTTATTTTCTTTAGAAGGGTAAGTCATCATCACTCAAATCAGGTGTAACTTCTTCAACAACAGGCGGTGTAGGTTCTGCCTTTCTTTGTTGTTGAGGGATGTCTAAACGAGCGTACTTGTACTCGTTTCCATTCTTGCTAACCCTATCCCAAAGGGCAACTCGCATTTCTGCTTCCTCCCCAACTTTAACTTTCTCCACTAAAGCCTTTAACAACTTTTTATCTAGAACGACCTTTCCTGTCCAATCAGGCTGTTTGTCGTTTTCCTTGTAGTTATTTGTATAAATAGCTCCGTCACTTTGCATTCTTTCTTCCATGTCACACCTCCTCAGATGTATTAGTTATTTTTTCTTTGTGTTGTACTACAAAAGCATCAAGTCTGGTTTTCTCTTCAGGAAATTTTTCTTTAAGGATATTAATATCCCCATTAGCTTTATATAAACTGCTAATGTCTTCTACTGTTTTACAAACAATTAAAAGTTGCACAAATCCGTCAACAAAAACCTTCGCCCATTCTTCATTCTTAACCTGTTCTTCAACAGGTGCTTCTTCCTTTACAGGTTCAGCTTTCTTTACAGGAGTTTTCTTAGGAACAGACTTCTTACCTACTTCTTTTTCAGCTTGATTTCCATCATCATCTTCTTCAGACCCAATGCCACAAGCAAGAGATAAAGAATATCTACGAGCGTAAGTCAACGCACTACCAAATCCTTGAGCCGTTCTTTTATCTACAGGAAGAAAGATTTCTCCTGTTGGTAACTCTGCTCCATGACCATGAAAGATTGTCTCTATGCAGATTCCATTCTCTGTGTATTTAGATACTTGTCTGTACAAAATACCATTCTTTACTAGAGAAGGCTTTACTGCCTTAATTACTGATTCCAATGAAGCATACTTGCTTTTAAAGTGAGGATTCACTTTGTCAAATTCAGCAGATGTTATCTCGCTGTATGCCTTGACTAAGGCATCAATTAAATTATCTCTAGGTTCTTTTTCAATACTCATGTTTTCTCCTGTTTATATTGATTACAAAATTCAGCCACTTGACAGTAGTTGCAACGTATAGCTTCTCCTTTCAGAAATTCTATACTCAACTTGTTCTCGTCAACATGACCAGTTATATACTCTTCAGCTAATTCTTGTGTCTCCAATACACGCAAGGCAGATTTCCTACCTTTCTTCATTACTCTGAAAGTATCATCCCTTTTCCAAAGCTCTGAGTCTGAACATCTAGGCAAAATTTTACTGATTAAAAAATCAGCTTCCGCTTCCTGATGAATTAAAACTCTCTCTTTGATAAACTCTTCTTGTTTCTCGTCAGTCCATTTCGGTATGGGTATGACACTAACTGGTGCGTTTGGATAATCAGCACCACTTCTCATCTTTTGATTTTTACTCCAGTCTCGGTTGATTGTAATTATATTTAACTGGTTAATAATTCTTTCTGGGTAATTCTGGCGGTTTAACCAATCATAGCAATTTAATTGTTGTTCCCAATCTATCTTGCCTTCTTTCATGGCTGATATGACACTCCATACAGAAGTAACCTTGTAGTCCTTTAGGATGCCACTATCGACTGATATTGAGTCTGTTTGACCAGATACAGTCCACCCACCCACATTGGCGTACATGCGTTCTTCTGTAATCGTATCTGGATTATCTTCGTTGGCTCTCTCTAATATGGTATGAACGGATTGACCTAACAGCTTCCATATTTCGTCTGATACATCCACGCTTATATCGTCAATGTGCTTCTCTTCTAGTAGTCTCATTTGTGGCGGTCTTAATAGACCTGTTACGGATATGGTAGATGCCCCTTTTGAATAGCTATCGTTATGAACGGCTCGAATTATCTCTTCTGGGATGTTGTGGACGTTAGTGTATTTCAATTACTATCCTCTTCCTTTTCTTAATCAAAGTTACTGTGCTTCCTACTTCTGCTTGTGCCTTGATTCCCTTGATAGATATTCTTCTATCCCCTCTAGCATTGTTTGTTCTGTATAAGTTAAGAACACTCTCTGTTCCGTCACTAAATTTAGCTTCTAGTTTTACCTTGTCTCCAGATTCCATTTCAGAAAAATCTACGTCAAATAGTTTTACAAACTCTCTTACGCTAGCATTAGCGTCTATGATTGCTTTATCAAGCATAGTCTTAGTCAGTTTAATCTTTGCTTCCATTACATCCTCCAGATTCCTACTCCGTCTTCCATTTGACGTACTGTAAATTTAGTTTGTGGATTGCTATGCCTGTACCTAAGAACAAAGTTCCTTATTATCTTTACCTCTTGGGGTATTTTAGTTTTAGGCAACTCAATTAATATATGGTCGCCTACCTTCATTGTCTCTAAAGGTATGTTATATTTTCTTGGTTTACCCCTTCCTATAGGCAAGGGTATGCCTTCTTTAATTTCAAATTCCATGATTGCTCCGTATGATTATAATAGCTCCAACTAATTATGATGTCTATATGGAGTTTACTTGAGGTATTGCCAATGTGCAAGTAATGATTTATGATTAAATCATGGAGAGAAACTTAGCAAAATTAGATTCTTTAATAGTCAAACAAGCTATTAGAGATGTTGCTAGTAAAGACGTTGATACATCTAATGAAGCTCTCTCCTACTTTATCTCAAAAGACTTTTCAAATCTATGCCATAGAAATAATATAGCTGTAGATAAGATGATATTGAGTATAAAGGAATTGAATAATTACCCTCTACTATCTCGCAAGAGGATGTCTAATGACATAGCAAAAGTCATTGATAATCAGTTTGTGAAGAGGGTATGTAGTAGGTAGATATACCTACTAAGTTTTATAAGTAATTAGTATCTACTAGATAATAAGTATATACGTCATATTGGAGGAAATAAAATGCTTAGTCAAGAGCAACAGGAAAAGACGGACATAAAAAATCATATTCAGTCTAATCCTAAAACGAATAACTACGGACAAGGACAATACAAAATAACTTGCCCTAGTTGTCAGAAAGACAGAACCAAGAACCGAACCGACACCCCATTTTCAGTAAACATAAATTCAGAGACAATCGTTTATAACTGTCATCATTGCGGTATTAATGGAGCGATATCAAGAACACAAGGAGCAAGGATGAAAGTAGTCAAAACAGAACAGAAGCCAATCAAGAAAATTGTTTTACCTAAAACCGACAAGAAAGGAAAGTCAGCAGATTGGTTATTGGCACGAGGGATAAGTTCAGAAACGGCTGAGATGTCAGGTTGTGTCTTGAGTGAAAAAAATAATTTACCAGTCATAGGTTTTTCCTTCGATCACGGAGGTAAGACAGTTGCGGTTAAGTGGAGAACATGCAATGGTAAGAAGGATTTTTGGTGGGATAACAACGCAACAAAACTTTGGGGAAGGCAAGTCCACAACGACAGCTTACCCACAGTTGAATCAACAATAGTAATTACAGAAGGCGAATTAGACCAACTTGCTATAAAAGAAGCCTTCAAAGACCACAGCAACATAGACGTATATTCAGTACCAAATGGAGCACCGAACTCTTTATCTCCAGACGGAAAAGTTGACCCTAACGAAAGCGGAAGATTCAAGTATGTCTGGGAGGACAGAGAAAAGTTTGAAGGAATAGACAGGATTATTCTTGCCGTTGATAGTGATGAAAACGGAGAGATTCTAGCTTCAGAGCTATCTCGTAGGCTAGATAAAGCCAGATGTTATGTTGTGGATTACAGGGGATTCAAAGATGCCAATGAATTATTGGTTGAGACAGATGCAGAGACAGTAAGAAAACAAGTCCTCAATGCAGAGCCAGTTCCTTTACATGGTCTTAATAACATAGATTTCTATTCAGATGAATTCCAGATGCTTTATGACCAAGGACAGCCAAAAGGAGTAAGCACAGGGTTTGATTCAGTAGATAAGCTATTCAACATACAGACAGGTTATCTTTGCGTTGTAACAGGTTATCCGTCAGACGGAAAATCTGCTTTTATAGACCAGTTATTAGTCAACGTAGCAAAAAACTATGGTTGGAAAACAAACATATGTTCGTTTGAAAAACCTCCTACATACCACGCAATACAGTTGGCACAATGCTTTATAGGAAAACCATTTTTCGAGGGCATGAATCAGAGAATGACACAGGAAGAGAAGGATTTCTCACAGCACTTTATCAATGAACACTTTCTATTCCAAGACTACCAAGACGGAGGACAGCCAACGATAGAAAACATCTTAGAAAAATCTGCTCAAGCAGTAATGAGATACGGAACTAAGATTCTAGTGATAGACCCATTCAATTTTATTGAGACAAATCATAAAGGATTAGAAACTGACATGATTTCAAGTATGCTTACCAAGGTGCAATTACATTGTAAAAAATATGACATATTATGTTTCTTTGTAGCACACCCAAACAAGCCACAAGTTCGTGACGGAAAGAAGAGTCTTGTTACAGGTGTAGATATATCGGGAAGTATGGCATGGTTTAGCAAGGCAGACAGCCTCTTGACAGTACATAGAAATGAGCATAACGTAGAAATTCATTGCACAAAACAAAGGTGGGCATGGTGTGGAAAAACAGGAATGGCTAGTTTAACTTTTGACCCATTAAGTAATAGATATGCGGAAGAAGAAAAAGTCGAAGACACATATGACTGGGAGTTCTAACGAAGAAGTCCACGTTAATGATGTTGGCAGTCCTTACCTTCACAAACAACATGAAGTAGTAGTAAGAGTATTCAACAATACAAAAGTTGGTAGAGCTATAGTTCTAGACCAACACTTAATAGACGTTCTTTTCTATGAAGATTACTTAAATTCCAGACAACACAACGTCTGCGATAAATACTTAGGAATGATTTCTAAATCTGGCTGTTTTGCTCCCGCTCCAGAGCTGGGAGAAAGAATATTTACTGGTAATGGAAAATTGAAGCCTCTCCCTCGTGCTTGTTTATTGATTGGAGTACAAAGAACTTTAAAAGAATTGTGCGGTTCAAATAAGGAAAGGGAATTCTGGAAATTAATGACTAGCAACCCTGATAGGGTAAGTCAGTCTCAAATAAAGACCACTCAAGCATGTGCTAATGCACTATTGAGCTATTGGTATGTCAGTCAGGAAAGTCCTGTTTCTTTGTTTCAGCAAGCCCTGATAACCCCTTCCCAATAGATACAGTTTCGTACTTTGGCGGTTTTTGCTTTGTGTAAGCACCAGAGAAAATTTCTTTACCCTCTTGTTCAGCTATATCTTCTACTTCAACACCTTTGGCATCTGCGACATGATGTATCATGT